TATTTTGCTTGGAATTGTACTTCCTCGCTCATACCGCCAATAAACATCGGCATTTCCATCTTTCCACTCGGCTTTATTCCGTAGGTTGCGTCTAACCAGTCGTCGACGGTGCCGCCCGACACCGCTACTCGTAATAGCACTTGGTAGAGTTTTTCCGCCAATAGAAAACTGTCGATCGTGAATTGATTTCCTGCTGTACTTACTGCACTCGCGCTTGCTACGTTGGCCATATACGTAGTATCTATCCAGTTATTGTTGATGTCGCTAATGTGCGTTTTTATCCCCAATCCCTCTTGTGAGCATAGTATGTTTGGCATGTTTGGCATTCCCGATTCGAATAGGTATTTGTACGGTGCTAGATCCGCGCTGTTGATTGAATACGGCGTTGTTTGATTGAATGACAATACCTCGTGTCGTACGTCGTCTATGTTTGTTAGGTCGAAGAACTGTACTCTCGGCTTTACCGTTCTGGGTGTCGACCCTGTTTCGTATTGCCAGTTTTTTATTGTATCCGTTCCCCATCTCGATACATTTATGATTCCCTGTATTGTTGTTGATGAGGTGTTTGAGTACGCTCCTGTGAATAAATCTTCCAGGCTTACCAATCCTGCGTTTACTAGCCTTACGTATACTTGTTTTAGGTCTGGAGGTGTCATTCCTGTGAACGAAATTTCAATAGTACTGCCTGCCGATATTATGAATATTACATCCATTGCCGGGGCTTCATCTAGTACCGCGTTTACGCTCGAATCTGCGTTGCTCGCTACTATTGCCGTTATTGTTTTTGATGTAACTACACCATCTCCACAATGAACGACTGCGCCCCGCTTTTCCTGCTGGTTCGCATAATATCGCTCATATATGTCCCAATATATGAGCAAATCTACTGCGTTAAACGTTCGTTCTTCTTCTTCTGTTGGTGCTATCCCTACCCCACTCAACCCCAGGTACTTTAACAGGCATGATGGGTTTATCTGGCTGTTGTCGATGTCGTCGGTTCCGTCTGCTGTTGGTAGTGCCAGTAGTGACATCGTTGGTAGCTTTACTGTGTTCATCGTTAGCCCCACTCCCGTCATGTTTCCGCGCATCCGACTGTTATACAGTCTCCATGGCGCTACAAACGTATCGATTTGTAGTTTAAAGCTTGAAAACAATGGTCCCAATGTTGGCAGTGTGTCCACACGCGCATTGAATTTCAGGCTCCCTTTGTCTCCCGGCAATAACACCTCCGTTAGCACTACAGGTAATGTACCTGGGCTTTGTGTGTTTTGCCATATTTGGCGCATGTTGGCTGGCGCTGTCGGAAAACCCCCCATTTCGACGGTCATTTTCCCCTCTACGCCCAGCCTGTCGCCTCCTAGCGTTACTTTACTCATATTGTTTATTTTTCACTTGTTACCAATAGTGCTTCTTCCGGTGTTATCGGCGTTTCCAGATCGTATCTTCTTGCTGCTTGTTGCAGCGCTACCATGTATGCACACATGAGGTTCCATTTCTGTTCTTCCATGTATTTGTCGATTTCTTCCCGGCTATCTAGCTTATCGCTTACTCGCCAGTGCCCCCAAGTGATAAACCATTCATCTTCTTCCATTACTGCTGTAAACGGAGTGCCAGCAATTTCCTCGCTAAAAAAGCGAGAGCTGCTCTGGCTTTCTTCTGATGTAGTAGTACCATCTAATGGTAACCCAATGTTTTGATCTTGTTGTTTCACCTTTTTCTTTTTTAGTGATTTGGAATTTTTTGTTATCGAAGTCTTTTATTATTAGCCCGTCTTCGTCTAGGCTTATATACGTTATTTCAGTAACGTAATAGTCTCTAATTTCCATTCCTTTCGGTGTTCGTGGTATGGCTTCATTAGGTCACTAGGCGTCCAGTATTTTAAATCCATCGCCGCTCTTTCTTGCGCCCATTTTTGCTTTGTTTCCTCGCTCATTTGGTCGTTTTCCCACGCTGCTCTTTCGTACTCAGCTTCCCACCATTCGAAGTTCCTCTTTATGTCGCTATATGGTGGTGCAAATTTTCCTTTATGCATGGCTTTAGAATTGAATTTGCTTGACAATTATTTTCAACTTCCTTGTTCGCCTGTTGAGGTTACTATAGTTATAACCATTGATGCGAATTTCCTTCTGGGAAACCCCACTAGTACTCCTACTAGCATTATCATGCTCAGGTTGTCTAGCTCTAGCCGTTGAGCAATGTTTCCTTTCTCGTCATACGCGAGAATACTTACGTCGAATTTCATTTTGATTTGTTTTTGTCGTTTGTTAGGCAATATGCCGTTAGAGCGCATACTAGCGCTATTACCATTAATTTCATGCTGCAATTTACGCTCTTTGTTTTCACATTTTATATACCCTAATATGGGTATTTTTTTAGCTGTTTTACTCCTCCCCGGTAGGGGGCGGGTATTCCCGCTCCTGTTTGTAAAACTAAACCGCTGAAATGCCCCTGCCGGGTAGGCAGCCTGAGCGGCGAGCGCCTTTGTGTCGCTCCACACACACACCCACACTTGGTATTGCGTCCCAGGGGTTCCCACGAGCGACAGCGAGACATCCCCCTGGGACGCAATACCACCCCCACACCCTTGTATAACTTGCTGAGCCGTGTAGAACTCAGCATTTTATTCTTCATATCCTTCTAGCCGTCTGGCTTGTATTATTTTACGCCTGTCGTTTTCGTATTGGACTACATCCCAATCGTCTGGGCTTCCGTAGCCCATTTCTCTGTTTAACCTTCTGTAGTATTCTAGCAGACCGTAGTATTCTTTATCGTCGTCTGCTTTCACTTTTTCTCCACCTACCCATCTCTCGTTTTTATCGAGTTTTTGGAGCCATAGCTCTTCTCTTTCTTCTTCGGTATACCTTTTATTTCTATAGTATACCGGTATTCCTACTTTGTGTCCGCTTGCGGTTACATATTCTGCCTTTGTTTCTACTCCTTGGTATTTCGCTCTGTCGAATCCATATCTTTTTACAAACCCCTTTCCTATGCCTTTACTGCATAGTATTATTGGTTTGTATGTTTTGTGCTTTGGGTCTGTTTTGGTTACATATTTCATCATGTAACCCACTGTTTCTTCGTTTACGTAGTTCACTGCTATTTCGTTCACTACTTTCTCCTTCCAGACCCAGCCGTATCTATATTTTCCAGCGTTCCAACGCTCTTCTATATCTTTTGCATCATCTGCCCATATTATTCCGTGCAGATGTATTCTTTCCGTCCCTTCATGCCCCAGTTCGGTTATTAGCCAGTGCCTTGGGGCTTTTTTGAATTTTTTTCTCCATCTTTCCGTGAAGAATCTCACTGCCTTTGTTGCTATTTCATTCTCTAGTGCATAACCTTCCATCCCTTTTATCTTACTCCCTAGTTTCACCAATGCCTCTTCTGTAAACGTCAGTGTTACGAATTTTCCTCCTGGGTTGTCTTTTACTTCTTCGCCCAATCTTATTTTCCACTCGTTTGCTTTTTGTTTCATACATTCGAAGCAAACTCCACAACTAACAGGAACGTACTGTACTCTGTTGTCTTTCATTTCCGGTACGATCCCGTTGTTCTTCTTGTTTGCCCTGTACTTTGGATTTCGCATAATTCGTCCGTACAGGCACATTTTTATTTGATTAATCCTATCACCTTGATGATAGACTCTGTTGTTAATTTTGTTGACTCCTTGACATCGTTGATGAATTTTTCAAGGTCTAGTTTTCCTTGCTTTATATCCACCTCTTGCCACTTTTGCTTTACTGATTCTATTGTAGCTTTCATTTGCTCCTCTGTTAAGTCTTTCTGTGCTTTCTTTAGCTCGTTTGCTATCCCCAGCCCGACCAACTCGGCCTTCCTTGTTGCTACTTCTGTCGCTTGCGTCTCGTTGCTCGTTTTCGCTTCGTTCTTTAGCTTTTCAGCTTCGGCTAGTACTTTGTCGAAGTTATGCTCGTATGTATCTACGAAGAATTGCGAAGCATTCATTGCTTGCCTTGCTTGCCACTTCGTTAAGTCCGTGTCTACTCCTGCCTTTTTAGCTGTATCCGCCTTGACGTTTTCCGTCTGGGCTTCCACTAGTTTTCGCTGTGCTATCGTCATTCCTAACACTTCATTTCCGGGCGTTGCTGCTTTTGGTGCGTTTACGCTTCCTGTACTTCCACCTAGTTGCCCAGCTCCCCCCCCTGCTGCTCCATACATCATACCTGGGCTTAGGTTGTTCCTTTTCATTTCATCCAGCTGCGCTCCGTAGCTTGTGTCTTTCCATTGTTGCAATTCTGCTGCTTTCTGTCTCGCCAATGCTCGTCCATCTATGGCGAACTGTTGCTCGTTGAGCTTTCCTTGTTGCTGCAGCTGATCTCTGTTGTTGATGCCTCGTGTTATCATCCCCAACCCCAGGTCTGCACCTGCTTGTGCTATCATTCCGAAAGGATCCATTTTCTTTGCTCCGCTTTTTTCCTAAAAAAGCGGTACACCGTACTTGATTATATAGTACAGACGCGTACCGCTTTTTAAGTCATTGTTAATGATTGGTTTATAACTTAGTCGCGTCTGTACTTATTTGTTGGTGTCCGGTGGTGCTTGTTCACCGTCTCCGGCGCCAACATTCCCTTCTTCTTTTTGCATTTCTGGTGCCGATTCTCCGCGTGCCGTCAATGCTCTTTCGGTATTATTCGCCGCGTCTAGCGCCAGGTCGAATCTATCCGTCCTTACATCATGAAGTGGCAACACTTCTGTACCTTCTGGCCAAATCCCTTGGCCAGTTTCCTCGATCGGGGCATTCTGCATCCGTACCCGTCGCATTTTTTCTTCAATCGACTCACCTTCATAGGAGTCATTACAGCGAATACTGGTTCGCTCTGGTCTTGATCTTCTCATTCTTTTGATTTTCATTTTTTTGATTGAAAGTTTGGGAGGCCGCTGGTTCAGTGCCCGTTTCAAATCACCTCCCTTACCTAACTCCATAAACACTAACCTTTACAGGTTTGGCATAACCCTTGCCGCTACCTGCCGTTGTAACTGTAGGTCACATTCGATCTGTACCCAAAAATTCATTGCACTTAAATCCGCTTCTGCGAATATGAAGTTAAATTTATTGGGATCGATATACGATGTCAAATCTTGGATTCCTACAGTTTCGTCGTACTCGTATCTACGTGCTAACGTCATGTACATGATATTGTTTGGAATTGCGAAATTTCCAAACGCTTTATGTACCGCTGTCCGGTAATTTTGCCATGCTGGGCGTTTTCCTGCGCTTTTTTTTACCCATGTAGTACCATTGTGCTTTACATCCCACCACGCTAGTGTTTCGGTTTGAAGGTCTTCAAATCCTATTCCGTTTAATTTTGGTTTAAACAGATCGTCTACGCTTGCTAGGTTCAAGCTCCATTTATTACCCTGGGTGTATACTACCCTCGGTGTTAATGATGCTATTACCATTAGCGTACTCGGTTCCTTCACTTCGTTTATCCGAACATACCCCCCTTTTCGGTTTCCTCCTAAACCTCCGGTTCCTGCTAAGGTGGCCAGGGGTTGCCCTTCTGTTGCTGCCATTGAGTATTTTGCTTGGAATTGTACTTCCTCACTCATACCGCCAATAAACATTGGCATTTCCATTTTTCCGCTTGGCTTCATCCCGTACGTTGCATCCATCCAGTCATCTACAGTTCCTCCACTTACTGCTACTCGTAGCAATACTTGATATAGTTTTTCTGCCAATAGGAAACTGTCGATAGTGAAGCTGTTTCCCGCAGTACTTACTGCACTCGCCGATGCCACATTAGCCATATAGGTAGTATCTACCCAGTTGTTATTAATGTCACTAATGTGCGTTTTGATACCCAATCCCTCCTGCGAACATAGCGTATTTGGCATCCCTGTTGTTCCTTCTTCGAAGAGGTATTTGTACGGTGCTAAGTTCGCGCTGTTGATTGAATATGGTGTTGTTTGGTTGAATGACAACACTTCATGCCTTACGTCGTCAATGTTCGTTAGGTCGAAGAATTGCACACGTGGTTTTACCGTTCTCGGTGTTGAACCTGTTTCGTATTGCCAGTTTGTCGCCTGGTCTGACCCCCATCTAGATGAATTATATACTCCTTGTAGATATGTACCTACTGTGTTGTCCTCGTATACCCCCCCCCACAAGTCGTACACACTTACTACCCCATTGTTTATCAATCTTACGTACACCTGTTTTGGGTCTGGTGCCGTACCGGTGTAGTGTATCAGTATCTTGTATCCTGGGCCTATCATTGCTGGCGGTGACACTGTTGGTGCTTCTTTTAGCGAGTTGTTTGCCGTTCCATCCGGGCTTTCTACGTCAATCGCGTCAATGGTTTTTGCGGTTACCACTCCGTCCCCACAATGTACTACGGCACCCCGTTTTTCTTGTTGGTTCGCGTAATACCTTTCGTATATATCCCAGTATATAAGTAAATCCACTGCACTGAACGTTCGTAGCTCTGCATCTGTTGGTGCTATCCCTACCCCACTCAACCCCAGGTACTTTAACAGGCATGATGGGTTTATCTGACTATTGTCAATGTCGTCCGTTCCTTCTGCTGTTGGTAACGCGGTTAGCGTCATCGTTGGCAGTTTTACCGTGTTCATCGTTAGCCCTACTCCCGTCATGTTCCCCCTCATTCGACTGTTATACAGCCGCCAAGGCGCTATAAACGTATCGATTTGTAGTTTGAAGCTTGAGAACAATGGTCCTAATGTTGGCAGCGTGTCTACACGCGCATTGAATTTCAAGCTCCCTTTGTCCCCTGGCAATAACACTTCCGTTAGCACTACAGGTAATGTACCCGGGCTTTGTGTGTTTTGCCATATTTGGCGCATGTTCGCTGGCGCTGTTGGAAATCCGTTCATTTCAACGGTCATTTTTCCTTCTACGCCTAGCCTGTCGCCTCCTAGCGTTACTGTACTCATTTTATTGATTTTGATTAGTTAACATTTCTTGTTCTGGTGGTGTTTCGCCTAGTCTATCGTATTGTCTTGCTGCTTGTTGCAGCGCTACCATGTAGGCACACATGAGGTTCCATTTCTGTTCTTCCATGTATGTATCAATTTCTTCTCGGCTTTTTAGTTTGTCACTTACTCGCCAGCGTCCCCAGGTAATGAACCATTCGTCCTCCTCCATTACTGCCGTGAATGGACTCCCTGCGATTGCTTCGCTAAAAAAGCGAGAGTTGCTCGGGTTTTCTTCTGATGTAGTAGTACAACCTAATGGTAACCCAATGTTTTGATCGTGTTGTTTCACCTTTTTCTTTTTTAGTGATTTGGAATTTTTTGTCATCGAAGTCTTTTATTATTAGCCCGTCTTCGTCTAGGCTTATGTACGTTATTTCTGTAACGTAGTGTTCTTTGATTTCCATTCTCTCCGGTATTCGTGGTATGGCTTCATCAGGTCACTAGGCACCCACAATTTTAAATCCATTTCCTCCCTTTCTCGTGCCCACTTTTGTCGTGTTTCCTCGCTCACCTGGTCGTTTTCCCACGCTGCTCTGTCGTGCTCTGCTTCCCACCATTCGAAGTTCTTTGCTATATCACTATGTGGTGGTGCAAATTTTCCTTTGTGCATGGCTTCAGAATTGAATTTGTTTAACAATTATTCTTAATTTTCTTGTTCGCCTGTTGAGGTTACTATAGTGATAACCATTGATGCGAACTTCCTTCTGGGAAACCCCACTAATACCCCCACTAGCATAATCATGCTTAGGTTGTCTAGCTCAAGTCGTTGAGCAATGTTTCCTTTCTCGTCATAGGCGAGAATACTTACGTCAAATTTCATTTTGATTTGTTTTTGTCGTTTGTTAGGCAATATGCCGTTAGAGCGCATACTAGCGCAATTACAATTGATTTCATGCTGCAAGTTACGCTTTTTGTTTTCACATTTTATATACCCTAATGTGGGTGTTTTTTAGCTGTTTTACTCCTCCCCGGTAGGGGGCGGGTACTCCCGCTCCTGTTTGTAAAACTAAACCGCTGAAATGCCCCCGCCGGGTAGGCGGCCTGAGCGGCGAGCGCCTTTATTCTTCGTACCCTTCTATCCTTCTCGCTTGTATTATTTTACGCCTGTCGTGTTCATATTCTATTACGTCCCAATCTGTTGGGCTTCCATATCCCATTTCTCTATTTAACCTTCTGTAGTATTCTAGCAGACCGTAGTACTCTTTATCGTCGTCTGCTTTTACTTTTTCTCCACCTACCCATCTCTCGTTTTTATCGAGTTTTTGGAGCCATAGTTCCTCTCTTTCTTCTTCCGTATACCTTTTATTTTTATAGTATATCGGAATCCCCACCTTATGTCCGCTCTTTGTTACATATTCATCTTTTGTATCTATTCCTTTGTATTTTGACCTTTCAAATCCATATCTTTTTACAAACCCTTTCCCTATGCCTTTGCTGCATAGTATTATTGGTTTGTATGTTTTATGCTTTGGGTCTGTTTTGGTTACGTATTTTATCATGTAACCTACTGTTTCCTCGTTTACGTAGTTTACCGCTATTTCATTTACCACTTTCTCCTTCCAGACCCACCCGTATTTATATTTTCCAGCGTTCCATCGCTCCTCTATGTCTCTTGCATCATCTGCCCATATTATTCCATGCAGATGTATTCTTTCTGTCCCCTCGTGGCCTAATTCTGTTATCAGCCAATGCCGAGGGGCTTTTTTAAATTTCCTTCTCCACCGTTCTGTGAAGAACCTTACTGCTCTTGTTGCTATCTCATTTTCTAGGGCGTAGCCTTCTAGTCCTTTTATTTTGCTTCCTAGCTTTACCAATGCTTCCTCTGAGAATGTGAGTGTCACGAACTTTCCCCCAGGGTTCTCCTCTACGTCTTCCGTTAGTCTTACTTTCCACTCGTTTGATTTTTGTTTCATGCATTCAAAGCAAACTCCACAACTTACGGGGACATACTGTACTCTGGTATCTTTCATTTCCGGTATGACCCCGCCGTTCTTCTTGTTTGCCCTGTACTTTGGATTCCGCATGATTCGTCCGTACAGGCACATTTTTATTTGATTAATCCTATCACTTTGATGATAGATTCCGTTGTTAATTTTGTTGACTCCTTGACATCGTTGATGAATTTTTCAAGGTCTAATTTTCCCTGCTTTATATTCACCTCTTGCCACTTCTGCTTCACCGATTCTATTGTAGCTTTCATTTGCTCCTCTGTTAAGTCTTTTTGTGCTTTCTTTAGCTCGTTTGCTATCCCCAGCCCGACCAACTCGGCCTTTCTTGTTGCTACTTCTGTCGCTTGCGTCTCGTTGCTCGTTTTCGCTTCGTTCTTTAGCTTTTCAGCTTCGGCTAGTACTTTGTCGAAGTTATGCTCGTATGTATCTACGAAGAATTGCGAAG